CACTGTGGAAAAAAGCCAAAAAGTTCGCAGGGGGCAGCGCAAAGGCACACCCCCACCCCTTGCCGAGGGGGGTGCTTCCGCAGGGGGGTCGCTTGGCGCACAATGCAGTAGAACCCAAACAGTGAGCATATCTAATAAAAAGTTGTACCTTTGTTATATGAAAAAGGGAATTGGAAAGATGAGCATAATGGGTCAGCCGGGGTTGACTGTAAGAAATGGTCGATTGATTAACAATCTTCCTGATGGCACGATGGGTATTCAAGCAGCAGCAGATGCGAGGAAGTTGAGAAGGAAAGAGGAGAAGATTGAGATGATGGTTGAAGCTGATGTACGTGCGAGTATGCGAGAAAAGTTGCTTGGGTTGGAAAGCTAACCCGCTTCATATATTTTGTTGTTTGTTACAGAGAGGGTAGAGATACCCTCTTTTTTTTGGTGTCGTTTTAAAAATTCTTTTGTTAATGGTTGGCTATTAGATTGGTCTTTCTAAGAGTTTTGGTATTTGTATTATTAGTATCTATAAATATCTATTGATATTATTTTGTCATTAGAATGACTATTTTAATGTCAATAATAAATAGATAAGTTATTGATTAATAATAGTTCTGTCGAAAATGTTAAAAATAAGAGAAGTTTCTAACTATAAAAAAAAATAATATAAAGGAGGAGAGAGAGAGAGAATAGGGGGAGATAAAAATCACACATTGCACTTTTGGTGCTAAAGGTTATATCTTTGCCACAATCAAATTAAATCAATCATGATAGACAATGGCATGGGGTATTCCCCAAAGGACCTTCAGTTTGGAGAAGAGGGTCGTAAGAAACTTATCAGTGGTATTTCAAAAATTGCAACTGCAGTCAAGAGCACATTAGGACCGAGGGGTAACACTGTGTTGATTGAGTCGCCATCACACACGAGCAGTATAACTGTGACCAAGGATGGTGTAACGGTAGCCAAGTCAATTGACTTGATGGACCCTGTAGAGAACCTTGCGGTAAGGATGATGAAGGAGGCAGCAGACAAGACTGCCAACTCAGCAGGTGATGGTACGACAACTGCCATTGTCTTGACTGAGGCTATTGTCAAAGCAGGTGACGAGTTGATGGACGGTGACACGAACCGGACGCTTGTGTTGCGAGAGATTGTGGAGATGGGCAACAAGATAGTGGAGAAGCTTGCGCAAAAGAACGTGAAGTTAACTGAGAAGACATTGTTGGATGTAGCCAAAATCTCTGCGAACAATGACAGCTCTGTGGGTGAGACCATTGCCAAGGTCTACAAAGAGATTGGTGAGAATGGTATTGTGACAGTAGAGAAGTCGCAGACCACTGAGACATATGCTGAGTCAACGCACGGGTTCAAGGTACAGAGAGGGTATTACTCACCGTTGTTCATCAATGACCACAAGAAGGACGAGTGCATCTATGAGGATGTGATGGTGCTAATCAGTGACGCTGAGATACACAACTTGCTGCAGATTGAGCCGGTGCTGAAACCAATTATCCAAGAGGGTAAGAAGCTTCTGATTATTGCTCCGTGCTCAGTGAACGTGGTGAACACATTGGCTGCGAATGTGGTGAAGAACAACCTAAAGGTATGTGCGATTGAGCCACCATCATTCGGGTATAAGAAGCATGAGCTGATGCAAGACATTGCCTTGGCTGTGGGTGCTAAGTATTTCTCAGAGAAGACAGGTGACGACTTGAGCCTAATCTCGTATGCTGACCTTGGTCATGCTGCAAAGATTATCATTGACTCGAAGAGCACTGTGATAATCAACTCTGAGTTCAGAACAGACTTTGAGGAGATTGACAACAGAGTTGCTCAGTTGTGGGAGGCGCACAAGGCTGCCAACAAGAAGCATGAGAAGGAGTTCATTCTATCAAGGATAGCATCACTGACAGGTGGCGTTGGTGTCATCTACGTAGGTGGTACAACTGACATAGAGCAGAAGGAGCTGTATGACCGTGTCGATGACGCAGTGTGTGCAGTACGTTCAGCATTAGAGGAGGGTATCCTTCCCGGTGCAGGTAAGGCGTTATTTGAGGAAGCACTTGCTATTATTAACGAGCCTAGTGATAGCAAAGAGAGAACTATTGCCAAGAAGATTCTTCACACTGCACTGCAGATACCACTGATGCAGATACTGCTGAACGCAGGCATGAACGGGCATGAGGTGTATGCTGATGCGAATATGCGTCAAGCAGGTCGTGGGTACAATGTGGTTACAGGGACCTATGGTGACCTGATTGAGATGGGTGTGATTGACCCGGTGAAGGTGACAAGGTCAGCCCTGCAGAACGCAATCAGTGTGGCAACAACAATCTTATCAACCAATGCCATCATTACAATGGCGAGAACCTACGAGACAAAGTGATGAGCAAGAATAAAAAGCTTTTCATAATGTTCGCATTGTCGATACTTAGCACATTGGTTGTTCCAATATTTGCAAAATGGTATCAAGCGAAAACAGGGATATATCCATTGCCGTTTATCTTCGTATTGCTTATTGGTGGGTTAGTGTCTTTAGTAGCAATAGCAACAGACAACTTTAAGGATTTAGAATGAGCAACATAACAAGACAATGATAGCAATAGGTAAAAACATAATTGTCAACGACATTGACGAGGAGATTAAAACTGAGTCAGGGTTGTTGCTATCCGCAGAGGATGCACGTGGGTTCAGATATAAGAAAGCAACTGTCGTTGTTCCGGGTACTGATGTGTCTGTGATAAACGCAGGCGATGAGATATACTACGACAAGTCACACTCCTACACAATGGTGATAGGCGATAAGCCATACACGATTATTCAGGAACGTGATGTCGTTGTTGTTTCAGATAGGCATTCATCTCTTTGATGAACTCTCTGTAACGCTTATCCATGTAAGATACATTCTTTGCGAAGATTGGATTATTTGACTGACTAACGGGGATTTCTTCCCCGTTTAGTTTTTTATACATGGATGAGATTACACGCTTACCCTTGTATGAGATTTCATACAGAGCCTTCTGCTTCTTCTTTTGGTCATAGTCCCTGAACTTTGAAATCCAACCATCTCTCAGAAGTTTATCGAATCGGTTCTCATCCCAAGACATGAGCTTATTGAACTCATCGAACTTCTCCTTCGGGAAGTATTTCTCTGAGTAGAGGAACAGCAGCATATCAAGTTCGCACTGAGTTAAGCCATACTTGGCTTTCATGAAATACCTGATGACTCTCCAAAACTTTAGGTAGTCGCTTGTGGGGGTGTATCCGTTATATGACATTAGATTTAATTTATTACTTTTGTACAAAGTTACCACAATGGCAGAGAAAAACGAACAACAGAAACAAACCAAAGCAGTACCTAAATCTGAATTGACAGGTAACTTGAAGGGCACATTGAATGAGATTGCCTTCAGGAACGAGCAGGTCAAGCAGATTATGTCTGAGGAGTTGGCTCTGAAGAACAAGTTAGGTAACAGAGGTAAGAATGCTAACCGCAGACAAGCGGGTGCGAGCAGTCTTTCAGGTCTTTCAGGTCTTGGTAGTGCACCAACATTGCCAAGTGGATACACTAAAAAGGGTAGGTAATGGCAGACAAGAGCAAAATGAAGTGCAACGTGCCTCGTCCTTCTGACCGTGCGGGTAAGAAGATGATGGTAAAGGCGTGTGCAGGTGGCAAAGAGAAGCTACTTCACTTCGGAGCCAAGGGTTATGGTCACAATTATTCCACTGCTGCACGTAAAAGCTTCAAGGCTCGTCACAGTTGTGACACCGCAAACGATAAATTGACCCCAAGATATTGGGCTTGCAAGAAATTATGGGCAGGTCCGGGTGGTTCAACACAGTCATCACCAAAAAGTAGGAGAGGAAAGTACTGATGAAGAAGGAAAATGTGTCTTGGAAGAGCAAAGGTCACTACCTAAAGGACGGAACAGAGTGGATGGGTGCACAACACGCACACAAAAACAAAGTTATGACCGGGAAATCTCACACTGCTACAAGCAAACCGCTATTCCACTTCATGGAATTGAGTTCAGATGCCAAGAAAAAGGTCTTATCTAAGAAAAAGTAACGACAATGAAGGATGCCTGCTACAAAAAAGTGAAAGCACAGTACAATGTATTCCCATCTGCACGTGCATCACAGGCAATTGCCAAGTGTCGTAAGGAATCGGGCAGTGTTCGCAAGGGTGAGGCAGGCACATCACTGAAAAGATGGCAGAATGAGAAGTGGGTTGACACCAAATCAGGCAAACCATGTGGTGCAGGTGGCAAGAATGAGTACTGTCGTCCATCAAAGAGAGTGTCTTCAAAGACACCCGTGACGAAATCGGAGCTGAGTCCGTCAAAGCTTGCAGCAAAGAAGGCAGAGAAGTCAAGAGTGGGTATGGGAAAACGTGTCTCAAACATTAATCAAAAAAAATAGATAACTTTGCACTTGAAGAATCGTATAACCAAAAACTAAAACAATAAATAATATGAAAAAGATGATGACTCCCGGTGTTATGAACTCAATCAGTAACCCAAAGAAAGCAGTAGCTAAGAAAGTTGTTAAAGGTGCTGCTAAGAAAGCAGTAGGCAAAGCAGTTGCTAAGAAAGCAATGGGCAAAGCTGCAGCTAAGAAGATGTATTAATCCTAAATCATTAGAGATGATGAAGGTTAATGGCATTGGCGTAACGCTTAGCAAGGACATTGCTAAGAACAAGTCAAACGTGATGAATAAGATGGGCAACAAGAAAGCCCTGATGAAGCGTTCAGAGTGCAAAGGGTTGAACGACCCATGCATCATGAACGGAACTGTAGGAAAGCAGTTGAGCAAACTAATTTCTAAGTAAACAAAGCATGAAGCTAAGCGAGGAAAGCCAAGGTCTTGGAGATACCATTGAGAAGATTACCACTGTAACAGGGGTAAAGAAAGTCGTTGACACTGTATCGAATGCAGTGAAGAAGGACTGTGGTTGCAAAGCAAGAAAGGATGCGCTTAATCGTATGTTTCCGTATCAGAAAAAATAAAACAAACAAAAGCAATGGCGTATCAAAAACTTCAGGCGTATAGAGCTGCAGCAGTAACACCGAGTGATGTGAATGACATCCCAAGTGTTTCCAACCAAGATGGTACAGGTAACAATGGGTGTGTTCTTTATGTTGGCGGTGCAGGTAATCTTGATGTTACAACTGCAGGTGGTGACCGTGTGACATTCACAGGGTTGTTAGCCGGTCAATTCTTGCCTGTTCAAGTTGTAAAGGTTTGGGCAGCGGGCACATCAGCAACAAACATATTAGCCCTTTGGTAAGATGTCAGGATTGATTATAGCTATAGGTAACTTTATAAGCGGTGGGACCACAAGTGGTGGTGCTCCTGCTATTACATTTTACCTGCTTTGGAAATCATCAACCGACAGAATGTTGGTTAAGGCATCAAGCTCAGACAAACTTGTTTGGAAATAAAAATAAAAAAGAATGGCAGATTTAACCATATTTCAACTCACGCAAATCCTTCCCGGTGCTGTAGACAGTGCTACTGACTTAGTTCCATTATGGGATGACAGTGCGACTGAGACGAAGAAGATAACAGTAGCTGACTTAAAGACTGTGCTTGGCGGTGTAGTCAATTGGTCTGAGACATTTGCTTCAGGCACACAGGCTTCATCACGATGGACACCGAACAATGCAGCAGCTAACGTAAATGCTGTCATAACTCCGAAGGGTACGGGTGCATTGACATCTGACCTTCCTGATGGAACAGCTACAGGTGGTAATTCACGTGGTAGTTACGCAGTTGACCTACAACACACAAGGACTACTGCTGCTCAGGTTGCAAGTGGAAACCAATCAGTTATTGGCGGTGGTATAAATAACACTGCAAGTGGATTGGATAGCGTTGTTGCGGGTGGTAGAGGCAATACTGCAAGTGGCGAAAAATCATTTGTTGGAGGTGGTACATTAAATACCGCTGCTCAGTTTTATCATACTATTGGTGGTGGTTATAATAATATAACGCAAACAGGTGGTGATGGTCAAACTATTGCAGGTGGTGGATTTAATACTACCGGAGGTACTTGGAGTGCTATAGGTGGTGGTTCATCTAATATTGCAAACGCAAATTATAGTACTATTGCAGGTGGTTTTGACCATACTATTCAAAGCGTAGTTACAAATGGATTTATTGGCGGTGGTAGCGTAAATACTATTACTGCAGGCGCATCATCTATTATTGTAGGTGGTGTGTCAAATACCATCAACTCAGCAGCAACAGGTCTGTCATTCATTGGGGGTGGTACACTAAACTCAATCACATCAACATATGCATTCATTGGTGGTGGTGATTCAAACGCTACTGCAGGAGGTTACTCTGTTATTGGTGGTGGTCAGCAAAACACTATGGGTGGTGCAGGTTGGGCTTTTATTGGTGGTGGATTTTCTAACTATGGATTCAATAATGGATTTGTAATCTGTGGTGGATATGATAATACAAATGGAGGACAATATGCATTTGTTGGTGGTGGTGAATCTAATAATTTAACCTCAGGTTCTTATGCTACATTAGTAGGTGGTCAATTAAATTATGTTAATGGGAATCATGGGGTTATTGGTGGTGGTCTTTCAAACCAATTGAATGAACAATTCACCTCTATTTTAGGAGGTAGAAATGCCAACGCATATCTTTATGGTATGCAAGCTTATTCAGCAGGTCAGTTTGCTGCGGCTGGTGATGCACAAATGTCTACGCTTCAAATGAGAGCAGCTATAACAGGTACAGCTATTGCTGACCTATGGCTTGATGGAGCAAGTGTAAGACCAATTCTTGCTGCAACGAATACAATATGGGCTGTAAGAGTTCAGCTTGTTGCTGTATGTACTGCAGCCGGTAATGGTACTACTGCCGTTGGTGCTGTATACGCTGCTGAAAGACAGCTTGCTATCAAGAGATTGAATACTACTACATCATTGGTTGGAACTGTTGGTACAATTGGTGCTAACCTATCTGATACATCAATGAGTACTGCTGCAGTTACAATTACTGCTGATGATACAAACGAAGCTTTAAGAGTACAGTTCACTCCACCATCAACAGCAGGAACAACAACAACATTTAGAGTCGTTGCTACTCTTCAACTAACACAAGTTAAATACTAAGAAAATGGCTATACAAATTAATGCAACTATAGAAACCGCTGAAGGTTTTAGCATTCAACCATTCTGCTATCTATTGATTCAGATTTACTCACCCAATGATTCAAAGTCTTTGCTTCAGTACTATAAGTCTGAACAAGACTATATTGATGGTAAGTCATCAATTAATCTCCCAACGCTACCATCTTTGGTAAACTTGGGATTGACGGGTTCTGAGTTTTGGGGTCCTGATTTAGCAACGCTAATTCACAACAAATGCATAGCTGCTATTGAAGAAGTAACAGGTGCAGATACTTGTGACATAGCTACTCTTTAATGAGATGAAAGAGTTTCTGATTAGCATAGGTTTAAATGTAGGATTAGCAGTAAGCGGATTCTTTGGCTCTCTACTTCTTGTAGGAAAGCAGAAGAATCATAGCTTGCGTGAGCAGATATTCTCAGTGATTGGTGGTACGATGAGTGCCAACTATCTCACTCCTGTTGTTGTCAATATTCTTGGCGTAAAAGATGAATCACTTAGATATGGTTTTGCTTTCGTCATAGGCTTTGGAGGACTGAAGATAGTTGAATTGGTTTACGAAAAGTACATCTCTAAATTAAAGTCAAACAAAAATGGCAATCCTTAATCTGATAGCAAATATCATACTGACATTGTCCGGTATGATTTTTCTTCTGCAGTTGTACGGAAGAGAATCTTCAGTGGTTCATAAGTGGAATTTCATTTCACATTGGAGTTTAAAGATAGGATTATCTGCTTTTGTAGCAGGGTCTTTTTTGAATGTCCTTACACATTCAAATCCATCCTTTACACAGACAATCTCTAATCTTGGTCTTGCTGCTATATTCTCATGGGCAGTAATGTTCCACCAAAAGATATTCTCAAGTCATGGCAAAGAAGAGTAAAGTATCTGAGATTAATTCTTTCAAGGCAAAGCCTAAAAAGAGTCGCAAGGGCGTTCACGCAAAAACAAAAACAAGCAAAACAAAAGGTAGTGACAACTACAAGAAACCTTATAACAAGCAAGGAAAATGAAAATTAAACAAGTAAGCTTCGGTGCTGCTCACTATTTCAATCAAGAGAAACCGAAAAGACAAATCTATTTGCACCATACTGCAGGCAATGACAATGCAGAGGGTGTGTTTAAATATTGGGAACAGACAACTGACCGTGTTGCAACCTGTGTTGTGATAGGCTCTAACGGAGAAATCGTTCAGGGATTCCCATCAAATAAGTGGGCTTACCACTTGGGTCTAAATGTAAAGACCTTCAATGCTCATGGCTTGAAGTATCAGCCTTTGGACGAGATGTCAATCGGTATTGAGCTTTGCAGTTGGGGAGCTTTGACTGAGGTTGTTGATGGAGATGATGTGAAGTATCTGAATTACGTAGGGCGTGAGGTTCCATTGGACCAAGTGATAAAGTTGGATACCCCATACAAGAACTATCAGTTTTGGCACAGCTACACTGATGCTCAGATTGAAGCAGTAAAAGAACTACTACTACTTTGGAATGACAAATATCAAATCCCCTTGGAATATAACGATGACATATGGTCAGTATGCTCTCGTGCCCTATCTGCACAGCCCGGTGTGTACACTCACAATTCCGTTAGGAAAGACAAGACTGATGTATATCCTCATCCCAAGTTGATTGAGATGTTGAAGTCATTGACTGCAAAGGACCCTATTGTAGTTGGAGAGAAGAAGTCTCCTGCAAAGGAAACAAAGCCTAAGAGCAGTGAGAAAGCCAAAAAATAGATTACTGTTTTTTCTCATCGGTTCGATTGTAACATGGTTCCTACTAAGGCAGTGTTCATCTCCTGTCCCCACAACATTTAAGTATGTTACGGGGGACTTGGTCCCATATGCTGTATTCAAAGGGGTTCCTACTCCTTATGCAGTTTATCATACAGACACGATACCACCATATGATACTGTTTGGCAGGCGGGTGATACGCAGTATGTCTTAATGCCTATTGATACTATGGCTATCTTGAGAGACTACTACTCCAAGGTAAAGTATATTGATACGGTGAAGAATGATAGCAGCGCATTGATTGTGCTTAATGAGACCATCTTCAAAAATAGAATATCAAACCGAGAGGTTATCTTTCAGAACAGAGTACGAACTGCAATCATAGAAGAACGAACTAAGGCTATTGTGTTGGGGATAGGTGGAACAGTCAATGGATTGGATGCATCGATAGGATATAGGCAGGATAGAAACATATTCAATCTGACCTATTCAAGCCTTGGGTTCGGTGTCAGATACCAACGAGAGATAGGTTGGAATAAATCATCAGAAAAATAATTACCTTTGTAACACACATAATAATTAAATTGAATGAAAACAGTAGAAATGTTTCCGGGAGAAAAAGAGTTTTTGGAACAAGAAGAGTTGACTAAGACTCAAGAAATGCACAATGAGTTCAACAAGTTGAAGGCTCATCTTGCTGATGTATCTTTACAGAAGCACGGTATCCTAAAGCAGATTGATATGTTGCGTGACAGTTTTGCTGCATACGAGAACGGTCTAATATCCAAGTATGGTGTTGATGCTATCATCAATGTCCAAACAGGAGAGATAACAAGAAAACAAAAAGATGGCTAAGATTAGTACATACCCAAATGATACCAATGTCACCCTAAGCGATAGGCTGATTGGTACTGATAATGAGAATAATAATGAGACCAAGAACTTTACCATTGGTTCATTAGCTACTCTTATATTGTCTCAGCTTGAGGCTACATTGGTCTTGAGTGGTCAGTCAACTATAGCACAGGTCCCTTCTGCATTGGATACTCCGCTTCAAGTTTCTTTTGGAGCTGCACAGGGTAGTCCTTCTACTGCTGTAGAGATTGATGCATTGGGCAATATCACATTTAATCAGGCGGGTATGTATATTCTGAATGCTTATGGTTCAGTTGAACGCCAAGGTTCTTCAGGTGGAACTGCAATTCTTTTGTTCAGAGGTCTTTTGAATGGCACTCAGGTAACAAGTACAAAGGCGTTCCATATTGCTACGACAAACGATGCAATACCATATGAGGTTACTGTTCCGTTCCAAGTTGAAGCCGGTGATGTTTTTGCATTCGAGATAATGCGTGACTCATCAGGTGTGAACTTTGGCGGTGTTTACCCTCATACCGTATTGGGTGGTTGGAGCAATGTCCCATCAGCAGAAGTACAGATATGGAAAATAAGCTAATCAAATCAAATTTACATGGACATCAGAAAGATTTCCGTTGGTCCCGACTACAAGAACGGGGCAATGCACTATATAGTAGGTCAGAAGGTTCTTAACGAAACTCAAGAGATACATCTTATCAAGTACGATGATGTCAAGAAGTCTATCAAGATTTACATCATCAACGAAAAGGATGAGGTTGTTCTTTGGAAAGAGTTCAATGATACTGTTCCAATCTCTATTGAGTACAATATCAACATCTAATGCAGTCTCCGTTCTACTTTATAGCAAGACCAATTGACGGTAAGAGATACGATAATACCAAGAAGATAGAGGGTGTTGACATCATATTCAATACATCTGAAGAAGACCATCGTTTCTCGAACCGAAAGGCAGAGGTAATTGAATTGCCATTGGGGTATAGTGGTCCCATTGAAAAGGGAGATACTCTTCTTGTGCATCACAATACATTCAAGTTTTACAACGACATCAAGGGCAGGCGCAAAAGTGGTAAGAGCTTCTTCAAGGAAGACTTATTCTTTATTGAGGATGACCAATTCTTCTTGTACAATAAGGGTGGTAATTGGAATGCATATGATAGGTACTGCTTCGTGAAGCCCATTCCACCTGAAGAGTCATACGTAAAGAAGCCAACTACTCATGAGCCACTCATGGGTATTATGGTGTATCCAAATGAAACGCTATTGTCATATGGGGTAAACCCCGGAGACAAAGTGTGCTTTCAACCTGAAAGCGAATATGAGTTTTATGTCGATGGAGAGAAGCTCTATCGTATGTTCGACCACCAAATAACAATCAAATTATGAATCTAATCGTATTGGACAATGTGTTGGTAGACCCTTCAGGGTACGTGCGTGATGCATTGTCTTATGGCTTTGAAGAGGTCTTTGATTCCGACAAAGTATTCAAAGGCATACAGCCAAGGAGTGATGATGAGTTTCAGCACTTCATTGAAAACTACTTCTCGTTTAAGTACGAGACAGTTTACAACTTCATCAGGCAGTCTCCTGAGAAACAGGACGAGCCAAACTTTGTGCACACTGATGAGAACATGGGCGACTTGCTTGCGCTATTGTATCTAAATGAATCCCATCCTGATACTGACGGGACTATCATCTATGACAACGATGGTGGCAAGATGTGCTCAGTGCATATGAAATTCAATCGAGCAGTTATCTTTGGAACCCGGTTCCCACATTCTCGTGCGCTGTTTGAGAACTTTGGGAATGGTGATGACTCACGACTTGTTCAAGTGTTATTCTTAAAAGTTCGCAAAGATGGACCCGAAGGAACTGCGTGAGAAGATTATTGCTGCGGGATACGTGGCTGTTGAGCAACTGATAAAGGTTGCAAAGGAAGACATCATTAAAGGCGACTTAGATGAAGATATAGCTGCAGACAGATTGAAGAATGCTGCTGCAACAAAAAGGTTAGCTATCTTTGATGCTTTCGAGATTCTTACACGAATAGAAAACGAGAAGAATATTTTAGAAGGGAATGACGATGGAGATGGAAAGCCTCAACCAAAGCAAGGGTTTGCAGAACGAAGGTCAAGAAAATAGTCTTTACTATGTAGTTGAGGACTATATTCCTAAGAAAACAATTTCGACTAAGAACCGGAATCGTAGTTGGGTATATGGATATGACCCACAGCACGATGTTGTCGTTATATCTAAGACAGGTCAGATTGGAGATGTTCTGAATATCAGGGGTCTTCACATAGCATTACCTGCTGCTCCGGAAAAGTGTCTTCAAAGACACACTAAAGCATCTGAGCAATATTGGGAAAGAGAAGAACTTCCTGTTCCTCTATCTAAAATCAATTCAATATTTCAGTGGAATGAGATGCCCAATCAGTTTAAGAATAGTTGGGTGGACTACATTGAGGAACAGTTTGATAGAAGAGAGCAAGGGCTATGGTTCATGAACAATGGACAGCCAACTTATATCACGGGAGCACACTATATGTATCTGCAGTGGTCCAAGATTGATATAGGATACCCTGACTTCAGGGAAGCAAATAGAATACTGTACATCTTTTGGGAAGCTTGTAAGGCTGACATTCGTTCTTTCGGAATGATATATCTCAAGATAAGGCGTTCAGGATTCTCCTTCATGTCATCATCTGAATGCGTAAACATTGCAACCCTTGCAAGAGATGCTCGCATAGGTATATTGTCTAAGACGGGAGCAGACGCTAAGAAGATGTTCACCGACAAGGTGGTCCCTATCAGTACGAACCTTCCATTCTTTTTCAAGCCTGTGCAAGACGGTATGGATAAGCCAAAGACAGAGTTGGCATATCGTGTACCTGCTTCTAAGATTACCAAGAAGAATATGTCCGAGACATCGAATGATGAGATGGATGGCTTGGATACCACAATCGATTGGAAGAATACAGAGGACAACTCATATGATGGTGAGAAGCTACTGTTCTTAGCGCATGATGAAAGTGGGAAGTGGGTGAAGCCCGTAAACATCCTGAACAATTGGCGTGTTACTAAAACGTGTCTGCGTCTTGGTAGCAAGATTATTGGTAAGTGCATGATGGGTTCAACATCAAACGCATTGTCAAAGGGTGGTGACAACTTCAAGAAGATGTACGAGGACTCACGTGTGTCCTCAAGAAATGCCAACGGTCAAACAAAGTCAGGTCTATACGCACTGTTCATTCCTATGGAGTGGAATATGGAAGGTTTCATAGATAGGTATGGTATGCCTGTGCTGCGTAAGCCGACTCAGCCTGTTCGTGGAGTTGATGACAATTGGATTATGAACGGGGCTATTGACTATTGGGAAGCTGAAGTAGAATCTCTGAAGTCTGATGCAGATGCATTGAACGAATTCTATCGTCAGTTCCCAAGAACAGAGTCCCATGCTTTCAGAGATGAGAGCAAAGCTGCACTATTCAATCTAACCAAGATTTATCAGCAGATAGATTACAATGACTCGTTGATTCAAGAGCACCACATGACTCGTGGTTCATTCCATTGGAAAGATGGGATAAAGGACTCAAAGGTTATATGGTCCCCTGATTCACGTGGCAGATTCTTGGTGTCTTGGATACCCGGAAAGAATTATCAAAACAGAGTTATTGACCGCAATGGGATGAAGTTTCCCGGCAATGAGCACATGGGCGCATTCGGTTGTGACTCATATGACATATCAGGTGTTGTTGTTGGCAAAGGTTCCAATGGTGCATTGCATGGATTGACAGGATACCATGTTGACGAGGGACCTATAAATACTTTCTTCCTTGAATACATTGCTCGTCCACAGACTGCAGAGATATTCTTTGAAGAGGTGTTGATGGCAATAGCATTTTATGGAATGCCTATCTTGGTGGAGAACAACAAACCAAGACTTTTGTACCATTTAAAGAATAGAGGATACAGAGGGTTCTGTCTCAATCGTCCCGACAAGCCATATACCAAGCTGTCTAAGACTGAACGTGAGCTTGGTGGTATACCGAACTCATCAGAAGATGTTAAGCAGGCACACGCAGCAGCGATTGAGTCTTACATTGAGAAGCATATCGGTCTTGATTTAGAAGGAAAGTATAGGGACCCTGAAGAGATGGGCACTATGCCATTCGTCCGCACGTTGGAAGATTGGGCTAAATTTGACATAAACAATCGTACAATGTTTGACGCATCTATCAGTTCGGGGTTGGCAATTATGGCAACTCAAAAACATCTGTATCAACCTGAGAAAACACAATCAAAAATTAGCATTAACTTTGCTACATATAACAACAAGGGGACTATAAGCCAAATCAATAGATGAAAGATGTCAAGATAGATATATCGTCTGTAGGATTCCCAAGTCAATTCGTGTCCGATGCCGAGAAGAACACGGAGCAATTCGGGCTACAGATAGGACAAGCCATTCAGTATGAGTGGTTTCGTAAAGATGGGAATCAATGCAGGTATTATAGTCAGTGGAGAGATTTCCATAGGCTACGTTTGTACGCACGAGGTGAGCAACCAACTCAGAAGTACAAGGATGAGCTTGCCATAAACGGAGACCTTTCGTATCTAAACTTGGATTGGACACCTGTTCCTATCATACCCAAGTTCGTTGACATTGTGGTAAACGGTATGACTGACCGCTTGTTCAAGGTGAAGGCATATGCTCAAGATGCTATGTCTCAAGCCAAGAGAAGCAAGTATCAGGATATGGTAGAGGGACAGATGGTTGCTAAGGACCTTCTTCAAAACATTCAGGAGCAGACAGGTGTGAATCCATTCACAATGAATCCTGATGAACTACCAACTTCAGATGAAGAGTTGTCATTGTATATGCAGCTCAATTACAAACCGGCAATTGAGATAGCAGAAGAAGAAGCAATCAATACCATTCTTGATGAGAATAACTATGAGTATATCAAGCAGCAGTCAAACTATGACTTGATGACCATAGGTATATCTGTTCAGAAGCATGAGTTTCTTCCCGGTGCAGGCGTTCAAATATCATACGTTGACCCTGCCAATGTTGTATACAGTTATACAGAGGACCCTTACTTCAGAGACTGTTTCTATTGGGGTGAGATTAAAACATTGCCAATAACTGAGCTTATGAAGATTGACCAATCTCTTACCAAAGAGGACTTGGAAGAAATCTCTAAGTACAGTCAGAGTTGGTATGATTACTACAATGTAGCTCAATACTATGAGAATAGCATTTTTTATCGTGATACTTGTACTCTCCTTTACTTTAACTATAAGACTACAAAGAAGATTGTCTACAAGAAGAAGATTTTAGACAATGGCGCAACTCGCATGGTGGAGAAAGATGATACCTTCAATCCACCTGTAGAGATGATGGAAGATGGTCGCTTTGAGAAAGTAGAGAAGACTATTGATGTATGGTACAATGGGATTATGGTTATGGGAACCAACATCCTATTGAAGTGGGAGTTGGCTGAGAATATGGTTCGTCCTAAGTCAGCATCACAACACGCATTGCCAAACTATGTAGCTGTGGCTCCAAGGATGTACAAGGGTGTGATTGAGTCATTGGTTAGAAGGATGATTCCTTTTGCTGACTTGATTCAGATGACCCACTTGAAACTGCAGCAGGTTATTGCAAGAGTTGTTCCTGATGGTGTATTCATCGATGCAGATGGGCTTAATGAGGTTGACTTGGGAACAGGCAACGCATATAACCCTGAAGATGCATTAAGGTTGTACTTCCAAACAGGTAGTGTTATTGGTAGGTCTTATACTCAGGACGGTGAGTTCAATAATGCCCGTGTTCCAATCACGGAGTTGAACAGTAGTTCAGGAGCATCTAAGGCACAAATGCTTATCAGTAACTACAACCATTACATGGATATGATTCGTTCCGTTACAGGATTGAATGAAGCTCGTGATGGTTCTGACCCGGACCCGCATTCTTTGGTTGGTGTTCAGAAGTTGGCTGCACTTAACTCTAATACCGCTACACGCCACATCCTTGATGGAAGTCTATTCCTGTATAAGTCAATTGCAGAGGCATTGACATACAGAGTATCTGACATCCTTGAGTATGCTGACTTCAAAGATGACTTTGCCAATAAGATAGGCAAGTACAATGTGAGCATATTGAATGACATAAAGGACTTGTACATCTATGACTTCGGAATCTTTATCGATATATCACCTGATGAAGAACAGAAGGCACAGCTTGAGCAGAACATTCAGATTGCTTTGCAGAAGGGCGACATCAATCTTGAGGATGCAATTGACATACGTGAGTTGAAAAACATGAAGCTTGCTAATCAGTTGCTCAAGTTGAAGCGTGTCAAGAAGCAGGAACGTGAGGAGAAGATGATGATGCAGAAGCAAGCTATGACTGCTCAACAACAATTGAAGTCTCAGGAGATGGCTGCTCAATTGGCTGTTCAGAAAATCGAAATGGAGACCCGTCAGAAGATGCAGTTGAAGCAAGCAGAAATTGCATTCGAGATGGAGAAGATGAACAACGAAGCCAATCTGAAGAGCAAGCTTATGTCTGAGGAGTTCAATTACAATATTCAGTTGGCTAAGATGCAGGGTGGCGAATTGTCAAGGAGAGAGATGGCGAAAGAAGAAGCCAAATCAAAACGCATAAGCCAACAAAATACTGAGCAGTCGCAGTTGATTAATCAGCGCAAGTTGAATTTGCCACCACAGAATTTCGAATCAAACGAGGATTCACTTGATGGGTTTGACTTGGCTGAATTCTCTCCTCGATAAGTATAAAAAATTTTTCTATTAACTTTGCATAAAAATCATATCAAATGGAATTTAAAGTAAGAGAAGTAACCGGAGAAGAAAAGGGCATTGCTGAAAAAGAACAAGAGTTGCTCGATAAGCACGAGCAGAACTTGAACGGTAATGAAGGTAAAGCAGAAGAAGATGGTATTCAAGTTGAATTGCCACCTGCTGTAGAAACCGAAAAGCCTGCAAGCCTAAAGGAAGAGGACGTTCTTTCATATATTAAAGAGAGGTACAACAAGGACATTAGCTCATTCGATGAGTTGATTGCTGCACGTAACAGCAACGAAGAGTTGCCTGAAGATGTGTCAGCATTCTTGAAGTACAAAAAAGAAACGGGTCGTGGAATCCAAGACTTCTTGAAATTGCAAGAGGACTTCGATACTATGGACCCTGACCAAATGCTAAAGCAGTATTTCTTGGCAACTGAGGATGGTCTTGATGAAGATGACATTGAGGCTATGATGGAAGACTTCAGTTACAATGAAGACTTGGATGACGAGTCAGATGTCAAGAGAGCTAAATTGGCGAAGAAAAAAGCTATTGCTAAGGCTAAGACTTATTTCACGGAGCAACAGGAAAAGTACAAACAACCCCTTGAGTCAAGAACGGTTGGTATCCCTGAAGCCGAGAAGGAAGAGTATGAGGCTTACAAGCAATATGTAAAACAGGCTAACACTGCAAGTGAGGAGCAAGAGAGAAAACGTGAGTGGTTCCAACAGAAAACTGACGAAGTATTCAGTCAAGAGTTCAAAGGTTTTGAGTTCGATGTAAATGACAGAAAACTTATTTTTGCTCCCGGTGATGCCACTGAGTTGAAGAAGGTCCAATCAACTCCAATGAACTTTATCAATAAGTACTTGGATGAGAGTGGTCTGATGAAAGACGCAGTAGGTTATCATAAGTCGTTAGCCATCGCAATGAACCCCGAAAAATTTGCCAAGTTCTTTTATGAGCAGGGCATGGCAGATGCCACAGAAGATGTGACACGTAAGATAAAGAATGTTAATATGTCGGAACGTAAAGCACCCGAAGCGGTAAATAAGGGGGGAGTGCAAATACGAGAAGTAAACGCAGGCTCAGGTCGTGGGTTGAAAATCAAAAGCGCAAAAAGAATATAAACCCTTTAAATAAACAAAAACAATGGCAGTTCTATCAACTCCCGGATTTCAGTTGCAGCCCTCAGCAGAGCAGGTTGCCTTGTCCACAAACTACATTACCAACTTCAACTTCTTGAATCAGTATCTTCCTGATACTTATGAGAAAGAATTTGAACGCTATGGTAACCGCACCGTAGCATCCTTCCTTCGTATGGTAGGTGCTGAGATGCCTTCTAACTCTGACCAAATCAAATGGGCAGAACAAGGTCGTCTTCACACCAAGTACGTGGATGTTACCACTACCGTTTTGACCAACGCAGACAGTGCTACTTTCACAGTCAATGACTTGAACGTATCAGGCATTGCAATTCGTCCCGGTCAGACCGTTATGATTACCCCTAACGTAGCAGGTCCTACTCAAAACAAAGGTATCGTTACTGCAGTTAACACTGCTGCTGATACTTTTGATGTAGCCTTCTACGAAGCAAGTGGTATCACCAACGCTTCAGCAGCAAACAAATTCACCGTATTCGTTTACGGTTCTGAATTCAAAAAAGGTACTTCAGGAATGGTTGGCTCTTTGGAAGCAGAAGACGAAATCTTCAGCAACTCTCCAATCATCATCAAAGACAAGTATGCCGTATCAGGTTCTGACATGGCTCAGATTGGATGGGTTGAAGTAACCACCGAGAATGGTGCTACAGGTTACTTGTGGTACTTGAAGTCAGAGCACGAGACTCGTCTTCGTTTCGAAGATTACCTTGAGACCGCTATGTTGGAAGCTGTTCCTGCAGAAACAGGTTCAGGTGTTGCTAACGCATCACTCAACCCAACCTATGGTAACAAAGGTTCTGAGGGCGTATTCTACGTGGTTAACTCACGTGGTAACGTGTGGGGTGCAGGTAATCCAACCACCTTGGCTGACTTTGACACTATCGTTACTCGTCTTGACAAGCAGGGTGCTATCGAAGAGAATGTTCTTTTCGTTAACCGTGACTTCTCTTTCGACATTGACGATATGTTGGCTACCTTGAACGGCTTCAGCTCTTCAGGTTCTGCAAACGCAGCGTCATTCGGTTTGTTCGACAACGATACCGACATGGCTTTGAATCTTGGCTTCAGCGGATTCCGCAGAGGTTATGACTTCTACAAGTCTGATTGGAAGTATTTGAACGACCCAACCTTGCGTGGTGGTTTGACCCTGTCTACTTCAGGTGCTACTACCGCAAACGTAATTACCGGTATGCTTGTTCCTGCAGGTTCAACTACTGTGTATGACCAAATCCTTGGTAAAAATGCGAAGCGTCCTTTCCTTCACGTGCGTTACCGTGCGTCTGAAACTGAGGACCGCAGATACAAAACTTGGATTACAGGTTCTGCAGGTGGTGCTCAAACAAGCGACCTTGATGCAATGGAAGTTCACTTCCTCTCTGAACGTGCCGTGTGCACATTGGGAGCTAACAACTTCTTCTTGTTCCGCTACGGAGCATAATCGTAGAAAACTAAATTGGGGGGTGTCTTCAAAGACACTCCCCTATTTTAAATTCAAATTATATCTTATCAAAAATGAAAAAAGTAAAATTAGAGCCGAAGGACAGGTACTACCGCCTTCGCAACGAACTCGCACCGCTATCTTACACAATTGCTACACGCAATTCACGTAGATACCCTCTCCTTTGGTATGATGAAGAGAAGAACCAAAACCGTCCTCTTCGTTATGCAATCAACCAAAAGTCCCCATTCGAGGACGAGCAGGATGGCAATGCCATCATTGAGCCAATCACATTTGACAGAGGCTTCTTATTTGTTCCAAGAACCAACCCTGTACTTCAAGAGTTCCTGTACTACCATCCTCAAGCCAATGTGGTATTTGAAGAGGTTGACAGTGAACGTGACGCACAGCAAGTTGTTGAGGAGCTTACTGCAGAAGTAGATGCATTGATTGCTGCACGTGAGATGACCATTGAGCAACTTGAGACAGTTGGTCGTGTGCTCTTCCAACGTGACACCACCAAAGTAACTACTGCTGAGTTGAAGCGTGACATCTTGGTGTATGCTCGCAACTATCCTAAGCAGTTCCTTGATGCTCTTGAGGACCCAATGCTGAAGCTTCAATCAAGTGTCCATATCTTCTTTGATAAGGGCTTGTTGGGATTCCGCAACGGGAACAAAGAGGTGTGGTACAACACTCCAACCAACAAGAAGAAGATGCTTACAGTACCATATGGCGAAGACGCATATGTGTTGGTAGCACTCTACTTGAAGTCTGATGAGGGAATCGAAGCTCTGAAGATGTTGGAATTCCACCTGAACGGAGAGTAACCATAAACCATGTTAAATAAGAGAGGGGAATTACCCCTCTTTTTTTTTACGTATCTTTGTAGAAAGAGAAAAGGATGATTAATTCAGTTAGAAATACTGTGCTTTCCGTAGTTAACAAGAACAACTATGGGTATATATCTCCTTCAGATTTCAATCTGTACGCACAGCAGGCACAGATGGAATTGTTCGAGGGGTACTTCGATGAGTACAATACGCTTGTCAATAAAGAGAATGCAAGAGTTTCAGGAACCGGCTATGCTGACTTGAAGCAAGCTGTAGAAGAAATGATTGATACGTTCTCTGTGACAAACTTCCTAAAACACAACGCATCAAATACATATTTCCTTCCATCATTGACAACTACAGGTGATGAGTACTTCACCATCAATAAGCTATTGTGCTATCCTGTAATACTTGCTCAGGGACAAAGCACGAATAACTTGTTGTCTGCATTGGAAGATTCAACTGCAAACTTCATTGCTGATGGTGTAGCTGTTGGTGACATAGTTGCCAATATCTCTACCGGGACGCAGGCTACTGTTGTTACAGTAACATCTGCTACAGTATTGCTCTTGTCTTCAAACATATTCACTGCGTTTCCTCAAGACTATGCGGTATATGATAAGAGTGTGGTAAATCAAGTTGAGAAAGTAAGCCATAGCAAAATTACTTTGCTGAACAATTCATTGCTTACTGCTCCATCAAATACTTATCCTGCATACACTCAAGACGGGTTATCTCTTACGATATATCCTGAGACTGTTTCAAAGCAGGGTCAGATAGTGAGCCAATACATACGCTATCCTAAAGCACCGAAGTGGACATATGTTACACTTACCAACGGTGAGCCATCGTTTGACCAATCACAACCTGACTATCAAGACTTCGAGCTTCCACTTGAGGATGAGTTCAAGTTGGTGCATAAGATTCTTCAGTACGCAGGTATATCTATCCGTGAGACAGAGGTGTATCAGTTTGCAAAGGTTGAGGAAAGAGGGATGCCACAACAACAATAATAGACAACTATGGCTTATATCTCACAGTTCGACTATTATGACAACCAAGATAATTGGGGGTCATATCAATACGTTAGCCTATATGACATCGTCAACAATTTCTTGTTGATGTATGCCGGTAATCATTCTCTGATTAATAACGAGGAACGCTTCAAGATTTTATTCCATGCCAAGAGAGCTGTGCAGGAATTGAATTATGATGCATTCAAAGAAGTTAAAGTTTTAGAGTTGTCAGTTACTGACAGCCTGAGATTCATTCTTCCATCTGACTACGTGAATTGGGTTCGCATATCCTTGTACAAGGATGGATACTTGCGTCCTCTTACTGAGAACATTCAGACACTATCCTCAGATGCATATCTTCAAGACAACAATGGCAATATTCTGTTTGACCAAAACGGTAATGTCTTGAAGCCACAGTATTCTGAGATTGACTATGACCGTATCAAAGGGACCAAGAAGAGCATCTACCTGAATGAAGGTAATCAGTATCATGGGCAGATGGGTTGGAATGTTGATGGGATGTGGTACTTCGACTATGCCATCGGTGCACGTTTTGGTTTAAACACTGAGACCGCAAACTTCAATCCTACTTTTAACATTGATAAGAAGGCAGGAGTGATTAACTTTGACTCGTCAATGTCAGGAGAGCTGTGCATACTTGAGTACATATCTGATGGTATGGAGAATGGTGATGACTCTCGCATTTCTGTAAACAAGCTATTCGAGAAGTACGTGTATGCTTATATTGAATATGAAATCCTTAGCCACAAGCTTGGCGTTCAGGAATACATTATTGCTCGTGCAAGAAAAGAAAAGACAGCGTTGTTGCGCAATGCAAAAATTCGTTTGAGTAATATTCACCCCGGACGATTGTTGATGAATCTTCGTGGTAGAGATAAGTGGATAAAGTAATATGGCAAATATCTCAAGAAACTTTGTAGCAGGTAAAATGAATAAGGCTGTAGATGAACGCCTTATTCCTAATGGAGAATATATCGATGCGCTTAACTGCAGATTGGGTTCAAGTGAAGAGTCTGAGATTGGTGCTATAGAGAATGCAAAGGGTAATCTTCCTTTGACATCTCTGTTGTATCCACCAACAGGAACACTTCTTAGTGCAAGTGCTAAGTGTATTGGTGCATATCAAGATGGAGCCAATGAGACTCTTTATTGGTTTGTGCATGACCCTAACTT